TGTGATAAATTCCTAAATCCTGTTCGTACAGGTCATAAAAGTTCTGTTTGGTAAAACCGACAGTTAGCATTTTTTGGTGGATGGCTTTAACCAGGTCTGTGTAATCGGTTTTGCTCCACACATCAACTTGCACATAGTGGCCTGTGGTTAACTCCGCATCATCGGCATGTTGCTCCGGTTTATCCAGGTAGGTGAAAAAGGTGATATAGGTGTCGGCACTGCCTGTGTAGTTTTGGAAAGATACTGGTACACCAATATCCTTTAGGGCCTGGAGCACTTCTTGGTTTATGCTCATAGCCCCAGCCCCCTTCGCAATTCCTCCTTAATGGTTGCTGTGGCCCGGTCTTTACCGTTTTCATAGCCCGGTGCCATGAATGGCTTAACCCTCATTTTGACCGTTCCCAGTTCCAAAAATTTGCCATAATAGGCTTCTTTACTTGGCCCCACTGCCACATACTTAACTCCATCTTGGGTTCTCACACCGGAAACGGTGATGCTGTTTTTTAGCTTACCAGTCCGCACTGGAGTTTCGTTTTGGATAGATTCTTTCATTACAGCCCCGGCTTCTTTCAGCGCTTTGTTTTCTATTTTCTTGCCCTCGCTGCCTAGTCTTTGTACAGCATTGATGATTTCTTCCAAGCCCTCTAATTCTATCCTAGCCACCTGTAACCACCTCCTGGGCTTTGATTTCAATGAAACGGTTCTGGTATTTGATGTTGTCGATGGCGGTGATGTTGTATTGTTTACCCTGGAAAAGTATCCGCATGGCAGAATCAATGCCCGCTAAATACCTGATGGTAAACTTCACCGTGTTCTCCGCCTGGACAGCGGCAGCAGCAAAATATTCACGACCATGGAGATTTGATGCCGCTGCCCAAACGGTTTTGAAATCTTCCCAGGTTTCAACCTCGAAACCATTAGGGTTAACCACAGTGACCAGTTTTTGCAAGGTAATACGGTGTTTTAATTCGCCAATCTCCACCTGCATCACCAGCTTTCCCGGCGATAAGCAAAAAGGAGCCGTTTTAACACATCCAGGGTTTCCTTGATGCCTGTACCTTCTCGCTTTTCGTACATGGCCGCTACTGCATACAGGAGGGCTTGCTTCACTGTTTCCGGTAGTTCCTCAAATTCGCTTAAAGGGTAACGCAGTATCCCTTCACACAGTTCCTGGGCCGTGGCTAAAAACGAAACAATGAGGGTGTCTTCCTCATCACCGTCAATGCGCAGGTATAGTTTTACTTCCTCCAAGGGCAGCACACCCTCACCTCCTGTTTACTCCGTGATTACTGCCGCTTCAAAGGTAGACACCGCCGTATTTAAAGCAGTTACCGCATCGTCCACATTGGTTTGTGTGGCCTCGGTATTGTCAACAACAGCCTGGGCTGTGCTAATAGCAGCGCCCAAAGCAGTAACGGCTTCCTGCGGGTATTGGCCAGGGTCGGTGCCCACTTCAGCAGCATCCAAAAGGTCTTGAGCTGCAGTGATAGCTGCTCGCAAAGCAGATTTGTCCACTGTGATTACCGCCGCTTCAAAGGTTGATACCGCAGTTGTTAATGCTGCAAGCGCAGTACTAACTTCGTTTTGGGTAGCACTTGCATCATCCGCCACACCCAATGCTGTTTCAATGGCGCTCTCAAAAGTATCGTAGGCAGCTTGCGGATATTCCCCAACATCCTCACCTACCACCGCGCCGTCTAAAAGTTCCAAAGCCGCAGTGATGGCCGCTTCAAGTGCTGATTTATCCACCACCATCAAACCGGCAGCAAAAAGCCGCCCTAAGAGGGAGTTAAAATCCTCTTTTAGAGCGGCAATGGTGCTGGCTTCACTGTTAGTTTGGCCTAATGCCGGTTTTAATTGTGTTCCTTGGAAGGTGAGCTTACCACCGGCTGTAATCTCCAACTGGCCACCCACCACCCATTTCTTCCCGCCTTGTTCGTGATAGTTTTTAACATTACTCATCTGCCGTCACCTACGCTTTCACCTGGAGAATTTTAATGGCTTCTTTAAGGATCAGCTTACCATCCACCCGCTGCGCTGCCCTAAACCCTACTTGACCGGTGGCGGCATAGAGTTCGTTCAGCCTTTGGAAAATCCTACCCTGACGGTCAGCAATCCAGTAGTAACCGAAGTCCCCAAAGGCAATCACTTTTTCCCCGGCGGCAATGGTGGGCACATAGGCCGAGGTCTTGACGGGACGGTTTAATAAAGTGTCCGGGTCTCCTGCAGTGAGGGAGGGCTGCCACAGGTACACACCGTTACCGTCTTTGAGCTTCCTGATTTCCTTCACCGTGGCATCGTTCATGATAAAGACAGCCTTTTTGCGGTAGGGTGCCTTTAGAGAATAGAAGAGGTCGAAAACCTCATCTGCTTTGAGAACAGCCGCGGCAGTGGTTGCTCCAATCTCCCCGCCACTGTCATTATCAAAGATGCCGGTGGGTTTGCCTTCACCATCACCGATTAAAAAGGCTTCTTCTTCCTTGGCCCCGATGCGGCGAGCAAATTCTTTAGCGATATAGCTTTCCAGGTTGAAAACGCTGTCGTTTAGCAGTTCTTCGGACACCTTGATCATAGTTGCTACCTTGTAGGCCCCAATGGATACCTGATCAAAAGCATCATCCTTATCCTGATACGGCCCTTCTTCATCCACCCAGGTGGCCACCCCTTTGGAAGCTACCACCGGGATTTTCCTATCACCAGTAGAGGTGGTGATCACCTTGGCCAGGGTACGCATGATGTTTTCTTCTTCTAGGGCTTCAATCAAGGTGCGTTCAAACTCATCCGGGACTAAATAGCCGCCTTCGGTGCCGTCACCACCAATGGTTAAAGCATTTCTGGCCTCATAGCTATTGCGGTTGCGCATATACTGCCAGAAGGCGTTGCCGTATTCATTGGAAGCCCGGCCTTTAGGCTCATCTCCAGGAATAGTTTTTAATGCTGTGCTGGTGGCCTTGGAAAGCTCAAGGTCAATGGCGGTTTGACGTTCCAGGCGCTCAATCTCTTTACCTAAATTGACAACTTCGGTTTCCATCTTTTCGTAGGTGGTGGTGTCCTCATCAGACAAGAGGCCGTTTTCTCCCCGCTTCTCATCCAGGAAGGCTTTAGCCTGTTCCCATACTTTAGCCCGCTTTTCCCGCAGTTCAATAATCTTACTCACCTTTACATTCCTCCTTTAATTAATTCCAGCCGTTTGGCTAGATGTTCGTATGGAACACCAGCATTTTCAGTAATCTTCGGTTTCTCCCTAGCAGGGACGGCCAGGTTCGGTAGTTTCCCCAGCAGTGCATTCACTACGGTCACCCGGTCAAACATGAAATCAGTCACCTGGAGTGGCGGTTCGCTGTAAAGAATCTCATCGGCAAAACCAAGTTCCACCGCTCTCCCGGCACTAAACCAAGTTTCGGCGTTCATCATCTGAGCGATCTGTTTTCTTGGCAATCCCGTCTTGGCTTCAAAGGCATTAATGATGGCTTCCTTCACCTCCGCCAACATCTCGATGCCTTTTTGCATATCGGATTCTTCACCCCAAACAAAAGTGGCCGGATTATGGATCATAAGCATTGCCGTGGGGGACATACAGACCATATTGCCCGCCATGGCAATGACTGCTGCAGCACTTGCGGCAATGCCATCAATTTTGATCAGCACCTGGCCGCCGTATTCTTTTAGCATGGTGTAGATTTGACTGGCGGCAAAGAAATCCCCACCCGGCGAATTGATGTAAACTGTGATGTCACCGGTAGCCGCATCCAATTCCGCTTTAAATTCCTTGGGGCTTACTTCATCATCGAACCAACTCTCCGGGGCGATATAGCCATCCAGGTAGAGGGTTCTTTCTCCCTCGTTTTTAGTCCAGTTCCAAAATTTATTAATCATCATCACCTCCCGATTTTCCTTTTGCGTAAGCACCGACATCCTCAAGCTTCAGCATGTTTCCATTCATTGCATAAATATCGCCGTGTTCGATAGGGTTCAGATTTTCTAGGCTTCTAACATCGTTAGGGCTTAAAAACCCATTTTGAATTCCCACTGCAAATCCCCGCATCCTAGACTCGTAATCGCCACGGAGTAATCCGTCCACCACTAGACTGACAAAATACTCCTTTTTTTCAGATTGACTAAACAACGCCTTATTAAATGCTTGCTCCAGCCGCACCAACCAGGGCCTTATGGTGTGTACCACAAAGCTAATAGATTGGTGTTCGATATTTGAGAAGGTCGCCCGTTCGAGGTTAGCCACTAGGTGAGGGGGCGTTCGGAAAATCCTACAGATTTCCTCAATCTGAAACTTTCTGGTCTCTAAAAACTGCGCCTGTTCCGGTGGCATGCTTAAGGTCTTGACGCTCATGCCCTCTTCGAGCACTGCTACCTTATGGGCGTTATCGCTACCCCGGTAAATCTGGTTCCAACTTTCTCTGATTTTAGCCGGATCTTTTATTATGCCCGGGTGTTCTAATACCACACTGGGCCGGGCATCATTGGCAAACAGCTTTGAGCCGTATTCTTCTGTGGCCAGAGCCATTCCGATGGCATTCTTGGCCATGGCGATGGGTGAATAGCCTACCAAGCCATCAAAGCTAAGACCGGGAATGTGCAGCACTTCTTCCCGGCGTAGTAAATATTCCCGGCCTTCCTTTTGGTAGCGGTAGTATAACTCTCCGCCATCGGTGCGGCCAACCTCCATGCGATCGGGCAGTAGGGGGTATAGGCCAATCACCCGCCCCCGGCCATCCCGGATGATCTGGGCGTAGGCATTGCCCCAAAGTAAAAGATGACCCATCAGTGTTTCCCGTAGCACAAATGAGGTCATCTCCGGATTGGGCTCATCATGGAGTAGATAATATAGCCCGTGATCCATGGCCTTTTCCTTCCCCTGGCCAGTGCGCCGGTAAACGTGGAGGGGTAGGGAAGCAATGGTTTCCGACAATACCCGCACACAGGCGTAAACCGCTGACGTGGCCATGGCCGTGCGCTCATTGACGGTTTTGCCGCTGGGCGTCGGGCCAAAAAAGAAGGCATGGGTATTTTGCCAGAAGCTGTTCTTTGGACTGGCCCTAGATTTAAACAGGTTTGATAGGATTGGTATTTTCATATACGGAATCTCACCTCCTTAAATTTGGGCATGAAAAAAGCACCTCTATCGAGATGCCATTATGATGGATTAATCAACAATTTTTGTGTTTGACAATTGCAAATCTATATTACGTCCGCCATACATTATTCTTACTATTGCAACCGTCTTTTCTTCTTCAATTACTATATAAAATACAAGATAGCTATCCACTGGAAGAACTCTCAAACCCTTACTGTGCCATGGTTCTTCCTGGTAGAGTTTATGCCTTAGGGGCAATTCATCCAGGCCTTTAATTGCATTCATAATTCTATCGATTTGCTTTTTCGCAGTTTCCGGCACTAATAAATTCATTGCAATATACCTGTAAACACTTACAAGATCCTGCTCTGATTCTTCGGTATAAATAATTCTATAACTCATGCCCATATTCCCTGTTAATACGCTCGGCTACCTTATCCGCAGATAGAACTCTGCCTGCCCTTAAATCATTAAGCCCTTTTTCAATTTCATTGTTAAACTCGTCAGATGTTAAATCCCCAAAGGCAAGAGGTTTATTAGGTGCAATTTTAACTTCAAATGGTAGCCCGTTTTGCAAAACAACCTGTCTTAAAAAAATATTAATAGCATTTGACATAGGTATGCCAAGTTTATTTAACACCATTTCTGCTTGTTCTTTTATTTC